AATAAATCGAATATCTGTTCCGTTTCTATACCACCTATAATAATTGGTAAAGTCTCCCGCATAGGCGTCCATATCGTAATTGTTTGCAGTTGATGCTACAATGGGTAAATATTGATTAGTAATAGAACTACCGTCTCCTGTGGTTTCTTCGCCGCTTGATAATGTTCCCTCTATTCCTTGCCCTTCAAACCAATCTACAATATCAGCATAGTCAGCATTCGCAAAGAAGGTTCGTTCGTACTCATATATTCTTCTCTCACAGTTATTGCTACCATCTCCTGTGCCAAGTCTTTCAAACTTAAACTTTAAAACTATTCTTGCTCTTTCAGGAATAGAAAAATCACCAAGACCCGTGTAAGCCATAAGAGGTTGGTCGTTGCCGTTAAAGTTATTGTATACATACCTTTGTCCCGGATTAACTATAGCATCATCAGGAAGGTTTAAGCTAATGCTATTTGTAGCCAACTTGATGTATGTACCCGAAGGCAAAGGAATGTCATCACCTGCGTCGTCTTCGGGGGCAGGGTCTAAAAAGTTTTCTGTCTGTGCTTTCTTTTCTAATATCACTACCTGAGTACAAGTGCTCCTTGGACCAACGGCATCTCTCTTTACATTTAAAGTATCACCCTCTTCTACCTTCCGTGTGTTCTCACCCTCTAATAAAATGTAAGTGTCCCCTGTACTTGGGTCTTGAACATAGAAGTTGGAATAAACAATATCGTATCCCTTTTGGTCAGGCTTTATACATAACTTGTACCTTGTTGCAAATGAAGGAGCAAGCTGAGAGGGCGGTATGTTTACTTGAATAGAGTTCTTAAATATTGAATCAGCACAAGGAATGTGAACGGAGTTATTGGTACTTACCAAAGCCGTTGTAGCCCTGTTGTAATCATCCATATATATTAAACCTATTTCGTAGTTTCTATTGCTATGCAAGCTTAATGGATTATCCGTTGTAGATATTCTATTCAAAGGATTTGTAATACTAAAGTATTCGTAAGTGCTTGCTCCCACCGCAAGGACATTGTCAACCCTCCTTATTACAGGTAGCGATATTATAATCTCATTAGAGTTTGTTCCTGATATAAATACTCCCTCAGAACCAACACCTTCATTGCCGTTAACAGGAATATTATTGTAACCTGATTCAAACTTTGTTCTTGCTTGAGGGGTACCATCATCTAATATATCTTGAATAGAACAGTTTATAACATCAGTAAAAGTGTACCCACTACAAGATGTAGGATTTGCGGCATCGTAAACAGGAAGCATTGTTCCTCCCGGAATAGACGTACCAAGTGCGTTTAAAAAATCAGGGTCTGTAGCAAGTTTGTATGCCGCCGTAGAGGTTCCGTCAGTTAAAAAATCTTGGATAAGAGTATACTCCCAAGTAATCTCAACAGGCTGTTGTTGCTGTGTTAAAGCAGGTACAGTATTACTCGTAAATGCTGAATGACTAAGTGTAAAGTCAAAAGAGATAGAGGAGCCTGCCTTTAGTTCTTGTATATCAAAAAAATTCAACAACATACTTCCCGAAGGAGCTGTAAAGGGAGAGGAAGCAGGGTCCGCGTTATAAATTGTAGACGCTGAAAGATTTGTGGTTATATCTTTTGAAGATATCTCTTCAGTTAATAATGAGGTATTAAAATCTAAGTTTACATTGTTTCCATTCTTGTCCTTCAGGTCATAACCCTCTACATAGTTTCCATATACAAGACGATTACCCATCAAGGTCTGAGCCTTAGCCAATAAAGGTACATTATCATACGTTCTTAAAATTTCAGAATCAGGTAATACCGTAAATATTTTATATCCACTAAGCTCATAGGTATACGTGGTATTGTCAGCAATACCATCTGTGGTTTTGTCAAATTTCTGCACCACTCGAACAACAGAGTTAGTAGACTCTTTGTATAACAAATCAAAACCAACTACTAAAGGACCGCCTGTGTCCATTGTTATTTTTACATTATTGTCTGAGTTTTGCATCCCTTCGTTTAGGAACGTGGCTATAGTTACATTAAAAAAATCAGGGTTAAATGCAGGATTGCTAAACTGAGATATAGCAGAGTATTGACTGTCTGCATATCTATACCTGTAAGCAAAACACAAAAACCTTTCTTTTATAAAGTCATCGTTCCCCGGTATAGTGTTAGTCTCTATATTTGGTGATGTTACAGGAGGTCTTTTTATTACAAGCAACTGCTCCTCATCAAATCCGTCTATTAGAGTTACCGCATCAGGGTCAGCGTAGTTGGTTTGAGTATTAATAAACCTTGGCTGATTGTAGTTGTCTGTAAAATACAATAAGTTTGTACCAATAAAATTAACACCCGTAATTAAATAGTCAGGATTAAAATTCAGTGTGGTATTGTTACCTCCTCCATCATCTATAGATATAACGTGATATGTAAGAACATCATCTTTTACATCTAACGAAACAATGAGGTCAAGCTTTCCTGTTGCCCCAATACCAAATGACCTGTCGTGAACAAACCAATATATAGTTTCTCGAGAAGAATCCTCACAGGCTCCAATACACTTTGCGTTTGAGCTTAAAGCTGTTCCATTAAACTCTAATGTAGTAAGTCGTGTATTTCCCTTTGTGTTTTCTACCGACCCTATCTCTGAGTCCTCAGTAGAACCAAGACGAACATTCATTGCGTCAACGTACTGACCGTTTGGCACAAGTCTCTCATCGAGACTCTTGTTCATTATCCCCTGAATAAAATTTCTTTGTAAGTTCGCCATACTTTATTTAATCATCTTGTCTCTTCCACGAAGATTCATTAGTAGTCTTCCCGGATGAATATTACTCATTCTAATTTTAGCATTTCTTAACAACGCTGTAGATTTTTTTCTCAATCGAGCAATAATGTATTCTTGAACACCTACCTTAGAACTAAGAATAGCATATTCAATCTGCGCATAAACATAGTCCTCAAACATCTTGTTTACACTAACTAATGAGTCGTCCCCGTTTTCCATACCATCAGAAACGTATTCTAATACACACTGCTGATTCGCCATATCAGAACTGAAGTTTATAACTCCACCCTTTTTATCTACTTTAAATGTAGGGTTTATATTTGCTGTCTCAGTATTTAATCCAAACCTTGCGCCTATACTATAGTCAAAATACCAAGTGCCGTCAATGTTCCATCCTTCATAATTGTTGTAAACACTATTTTGATTTAAGTATATTGACTTCTTGCTACCTGTTATTCTATCAAAGTCTAAGCTTGAATGTTCAGGCTTTAGTATGTTGCCATCTTGGTCAAATAAAATTCTGCAATTATTATCCTGAAGGTAAGCCCCACTATAGTTTGTTTGAATGTTTTCTGTTAAAGGTCTTAATACCCCATTCTGATATATGGAGACTCGAACCCAATTTACAAAGTCGGGAGGTAAAACAAATCTAAGTGAATCACATACATCAAGCTCTAATATTTTTATCTCTTTAAAAGCGTCATAGTTTAGCTCCTGTATTGCACGCTTTGCGTGAAACAATACCTTGTATCTTTCCTCATTGTTAACGAGACTATGATTCCCACTATACATTAACATAAAGTTGTTCACTATGTCATAGAGTGATACATATTGATACGAACCCCAATTTGCATTCTCAGGATTGTTACCGTTATTTTCGTAGTATTGATATGCTGTTATATATGCCATATTTTATCTTTCTTCTTGTGTGTCTTCTTGGTCCTGTGCTTGTGCAAACTGAACTGCCTGAACTTCTCTTATGGACATTCCCGCAAACTGAAGTATCTTCATTATCAAAGACGGCTCATCATCAGTGGGTAGCTCAAAATCCTGAAAGTCAGCTTGAGTAGAATCAAAGACAGGCTCGCCACCGGTTAATGTATTGTAAGTCCATTTAGGGTCTGTTGGATATCTGAAGTATTGACACAACACGCCCGATGTAATAGCAGAAGGATAAGCTGTAAGCTTGTCGCCTTCTTGAGTATATGCAGGGAACATTCTCGATGGAGCCGTCAACATAGAATTATTAAGCATTGTTATTTTACTTAACGTAACCTTTTCAAGTTCGTTCTGCTTAGGCTTAAATATAACGTATGCAGCTCCAAGGTCTGCAAGACCATCAAATATTCCTGAAGACAAATTCAACGTGGTATTATCTACTACGCTTGTTACTGTAGCAAACACAGGTACTGTAGGTCTAAGGTTGAGAACAACGTCTCCCACCTGTACTGATGATAAAAAAGTAGCTACCCCATCAACAAGCTGTCCTGCTGATACAGCCGTTACCGTACCGCTTGCAACCTCTGTTTCAAATCCTAATACCTTATTGATTAAATAATAATCGTCTCCCGTATATATTTGGGCAGGTAAAAAGAATGTATTGTTAGAACTTGCCGGAAGGTATTTTGTTTCAGAAAACATTTCAATAACCTCTTCATATCCTTTCTTGATATCAGCGTATCCTGTACCTGATTGTCTTGCATTCTCTTTCTGTATCTGATAGTTGTACTGATAAAAGTAATCCTCAAATATATCTAACTGAGCTTGCTTAGCATATAAGTTAAAATCTGAGGGGGATATGTACCCGTAATTGTTTTTGTTAAGAATAGATAGAACGGTATTTCTAACGGAGTTTATCATCTGCAATTTTCTTTACACAAAGATAAACAAAAAAAAAGAGGGCTCGTTAAAGCCCCCATCCGTTTACTGTTCCATTTGGTTTTCAAGATATTGGTATACCTCCATACCTTCATCTGATTGAAAGTAAGAGCTTATAACATACATAGGGTCTTCACCAAAAGGAATAGACATCATTCTCTTTTTGTTTCCGGGGAGATTAAAGTAAACATCTTTCTGTTGATTTCTAAAACCTATAAGCTTTTCGTCAAAAAACCTTTGCACCTCGGATTGCAGCTTCATCTCAGGGTCTGATATCGCACTTAAAAATCCCTGCGGGTCTTGTTTTGCATATATCAGCATATCTCTTCGTAGTTCAGCAGTAGTCATACTTGCTGCCCCTGAACCAATCATTACTCTGCCTAATACCTCAAGCTGCTCCACGCTTAATTGCCTTGCCTCAATTAAGGCATCCAACTCAGCATTAAGACTATCAACTTGCTCTTGAGCATCTTTCTCATCATTTACCTCCTCAAATCTTTTTCCATTTAAAGGGTGATAGTGCAAGAACTCTTGCAAAACCTGATTAGTTCTTGACACTCTTAAGAAACCGTCCTCGAAAATGATAGGCTCCACAATAGCATTACCATCCTGCTCATCCTCGAAAGGTGACTTTTGGTTTACTGCGTAACGAAGTGCTCTGTTAATTCCTTTGTCCTCGTCAAAATGAAGAAGCGGACTTCTTCTTGAGTTTCGGACAGGAAGCATAAAAGATAAGGGTGCTTCATCCCTCATTAATCTGTACGTCTTGTCAACGTATTGTTGTTGTTTTTTCATTATAGTGAATTTAATTTAATTTAAAAAAAAGGAGTGTCGCTAACGACACTCCCTTATGTTGTATCAACTCTTAGTCCTCAAAAATGAAGAAGTTGTTTGCACCCATAGTACATACACATCTTTCAGAAAGGAAGTGAACTTCCATTGCATCTAAAGAAGATGTAGCCGCACCACCGGCTGAACCTGTAATCCACGTTTTGTATCGACGGTCTTCAGTTTCTGAAGCTCGGTAACGAACGTGAAGGAATGGACGCTTAGCGTTCTTTCCAAGGATTTGGTCATATACAGATGTAGAACCTGCAGGAACCATTAATCCATTTACCTGTCCTGAACCTGCACCTGCAGGCAAACCGCCTCGCATTGTTGGGTCGTTTAGGTATTTCCAATCAGACTTGTAGAAGTCATAACCTCTACGGAATCCTGTGAATCCAAGATTAAGTGCCATCTCTTCGTCATTGTCAAACAATCCATAAGATGTACCACCTGCTCCGTAAGAGTTCTGAGCTGCTAACATATCGTCAACATCAAATCCAAAGTCTCTGTCAAGGAAAATGACATTCTCCTCGATAGCTCCTTGCTTATCCAATCTTGAGATAACTGCATCAAAGTCAGCAAGAGCAACAGGGTTACCACCTGACCATACGTTACCACGAGTTTGAACTGAATAGAAGATACCTTCAGAACCTTTGTATCCTGCAGCCGTAGCACCTGAATCAGGGTTAAGACCTGCAGCCGCTTCAGCGGGAACTGCTTCAATCATTGAGGTTTCAAGATAGTCGTCGAAACGTAAACGAGTTTCGTGCTCAGACTTCAAGTACCATAGGTATCCTGTAGCACCGTTCTCAGTTGTTACCTCAACCCATCCAATCTGCGCCATATCAGAACCTGATACCGAGTATTTATCTTTTAAAATAATTGGAGAGTTCTCAAAGAAGATGTCATCAGCTTCTAAAGAACCTTCCATACCGTCTGTTCCTTTCTTGAATTCAGAACCATAGATAAATACAGTATAGTCATCATTACCCAAACCTGTACCTGCTACTGCAAGACCTGTATTCTCGTAAAAAGCAACAGTGAACCTGTCGTTAGCAAGGTCAACATTTGTAACAAGAGCCTTGTTACTTCCGCCTCCGCCGTTATCTACAATCATAACTGTTTGTCCTTCACGAATAGCAATTCCATTAGTTGCTGTAAAAGCAGGAACACCTGCGTCATTAACCTGTAAAATTGCCGTAGTAGCAGCCGCTGCTGCTGCTGAACCTACTGATGTATACTTCGTGTGAAGTCTTCCTTGCTCTGCCCATTTTACTAAGTCAGAGTTAGAAGGCATTTCTGCTCCAACCAATCGTAGGAAGGAACTAATTGTGCGATTCCCATATCGCTCGAATTCTTTCTCGTAAGTATCAGGAAGATACTGATTCAAGAAATCAAAATTTGTTATATAATTTGTTGACGTTGGTACTTGTTGTGCCGACGGCTGCAAATCAAAACCGGGAGTAGCATCTACTGCCATAATTTCTAATTTTTAAAATTTGTTTATACTTTTTTTATTTTCTTTATCTTTAAACCTCGACCACTGTCAGGGCTTAGAGACCTTATTTGAACGCCTCCTTTAGAAGTCGCCTCCGGTGCTTGACGCTCAGACATCTTTATGTTTTTCATCTTCTTCGTCACATCCTCAGTTCCCGCTGATAAACCTTGCTCATAAAAGAACCGGGCATATCTGTCGGCGTTCGCTGCAATAGCTAAAGCCTTATGAAATCCTGCTGCGTCCTTAATCAATCCATTGTCATCCACAAACTTCTTCATAAAGTTGTTTGTGTCTAAGTTTGTATTTTTTAATTCCTCAGCATTTGTGGGTTTGTAATTTAAAACAATGTCTTCTCCTACTTTGAAATCAAAACCTTTGAAATCTGAGAACACCTCGTTTGTCTTTTCCACGAACCAATCGCGTCTCCGCTTTTGCTCCTCTTCAAAGCTTGTCGCCTTCTGCATATATTGGGCATATTCCTCAAGTTTTTTAGAATCACTTTCAGAGAGCTTAGCCGTACTTGACTCAAGGGGCTTGTGATACTTCTCTTTCTGCTCATTAAAAAATCTCTTGGCTTTTCCAATCGCTTTTTTCTTTGCTATTTTAATCTTCTTAATATCCGATTCGTCATCAATGTCTTCATCATACTTATAGTCTGACATTAATACATCTACATCCTCAGAATCTAATCCTTCTTCAGTTGTTAACAGATAATTTTTTAGCAAAGTATCTTCGTCCATAGAATCAAAGTCTTGCTGTAGTTTAGCATAGTCTGAGATTCCACGACCTGTATTTTTTTTGTACTCAAAATAAGCAGCAACATCTTCGGGTAGTTCTTCGTTTGATTCTCTTTCCTCAAACAACTGACCCACAGAGTCTATCTGCTTATCGTACCTATTCTTAATATATGAAAGAACGTCTTCCTCGTTTAGCTCTGAGGATTGAGCTTGTATTTCTTCTTGCGGCTGTAGAGTCTCTTGCTCTTCCGTGGCGGGTTCACTCTCAGTGTTTATTTCCGCTTCCTCGGTGTTGCTATTTTCCTCTCCAAAATTATCTTTCTCAGCCTTGTCTAATAATTCTTGCTCAACTTGAGCCCGTGATTTCTCTTCAGAACCACCAACTTCTCTTACTTTAATTTCCATTTAATTTAATTTGTACAAAGTTAGTAATAAATTTTTGTTGTTTTTATTTAGTTATCTTGGCGAAAATTCTGCTAAATCAAATCCATCTAAACTATCCTCGTTTGATTCAAACGTCTCAAAGTTTTGAGGGGGTAGATTGTTTTTCCGTTGGTCAATTAACTTAGACTGCTGTGTGTTTTGTTTACTGATTCGTGCAGACTTAGCCTGCTCTCTCTGAGTTTCTCTGCTCTTTAGAGAGTTCTCAGAAATATCTCGAAGTTTCATATTGTAATCAAATTCTTCAGCCATAAGTTGACTCTTAAGTTCAGCTTCTCCTTTAAGTTTCTCAAGCTCGAATGCTATCTCAGCTTGCTTAAGTTGCATTTTAGCATTTAACTCAGCCTGCTGTTTCTGCATTGCATTCTGTGCTGCCTGCTGTTGAGACTGCATATTTAACTGAGCTTGGAATGCTTGTTTCTCTTGTTCAGCCTTTTTGTCCCTGTCTTGCTTTTGTTTACGTTTTACTTTTAAAAGTTGAGTTGCTAACTTAATATTCTTAACCTCTCTAATATCAATAGCGTCCTCAAGATTAATGTCTTGCTTCTGTAATGCCATCTGAATGTTTTGTTCAAGCAAAGCCTTTTGCTCTTCGTCAGGTGCGACATCTATAAATACTCCAAAGTCATAAATGTAAAGGTCAGATATATCGTTAAGTATACTTACATTGTACTTTCCAATCTTGTTTACAAAGTCATCTTTAAAATCAGAATACTCTAAAATATCAGCCACTCTATATGTTAACGCTTCGGCTAAACTTCTATAAACATAAAGACTTGCGTCGAGTATATGTCGAGTTGCTGTATTTGAATTTAAAGCTGCAAGCTTCTGAATACCTACCAAAGAGTTAGGGTCAGGGGTTGAAGCGTCTCTCGCTTCGTTTAGTCCTGTTACAGTCCTAATCATATTCAAGTAGTGATTGTAATTAGCTATCAGCATCTGAGTCTTAGAACCACCGGAAGAAGACTGAAGCTCCTTAATAGGAACCTTACCTTGGTTGTAATCTCCATCCTGAGTGTAGCTTCTACCTACAACACTACCGGTTTGAAAATAAAGACGTAAAGCATCCTCCGGATTATAGGCTTGACCTGTGCCTAAGTCTACTTCGTTTAATCCATCTGCATCTATATACACACCATCAGGTACTACCCGTGATATAACTTGCTGTAACTTAAGGTGGGTTATTTGAATTAAATCAGCAAAAGGAATCATCCTTCTAACTAATGACTCAATCACTCCTTTATACATTCGTGGTGCTACTGCAACATAGTTTGGTAAAGCGTGCTGACTTGCAGATTTTGGTCTTACCATATTATGAGCAAGCTCCCACTTAAGTATAATGTTTGTTCCCATAACCATAACGCCATCGTACCAAACATCAATAGTCTTCTCGAACTTTTCAAATCTTCCTTCCTCCATCATTTCTTGAGGTGGATTGAACGTATCGTCTTTAGCTACGACTTTAGAACCACCGGTCTCAAGAATCTTTTTCTTATAGACCATCTTCTTTGTGGTCTTGTAGTTAAAGTACATTACTGTAACTGTATCCCTATAAAAAATATCATTCTCGTAATATTGTGCTACGTTATAATAGTTGTACCAACTCTGACTGTATTTGCTAATCTCTTCTAAATCATCATTAGTAAGCGTTGGGTCTATTTTTAAAAGCTCTGTTATTGGTAGGGTTTTAATCTCTCCCCAATAAAAACAATCTTTAAAATGTGGGTCCTCTGTATAACTGTATACTACATTAGCAGGGTCAACATAAGAAACCTTTACGCCTGAACCATCAAGGAACTCGTGTTTAGCGACAGATATGCCAAGAGTCATTAAGTCGTAGTCATATCTCTTTCTTAAGTCTACATAATGGTTTTCCTCAAATATAGTATTAATAGCTTCTTCCTCTGCTATTTCAATAGCAGGTTTATAATTTAGTTGCATATACAATGACAACTCCTCATCTGTTGTTGGAAGTTCTTCAGGTTCCATTATAAATGGATTCGCGCCTGTTTTTTCTTGAATAATCTCTAAAGTATCTTTAGCTACCATTTGCCCCTGAACCATATCCTGATACTTGTTTCTGTTTTGTTGAGACAAAGCATCCTGTGCATAAGCTTTAACTTGAAACAGTCTATCTGCCATTCCGTTAACTACTATGTCCACAAACTTAGGTATTACGGGAACAGGTGTCCAATCAAGATTTAAGTATGAAAGGTCACCATCAACAGCAAGTTCGTTTTTATATTTTGCAACGGACTGCTCTCCGCGGGCGTATAATCTAAGTTTATGGAAGTCTCTCCATTGGCTATAGTACCTGCATTGGTTCCCATCCTTTTTAAACCACTCGTATTGAATAGCTTGACCAATCTGTAATCCAAATTCGTCAGTTGCTTTCTCAGCATCTGACACGAATTGACTTGGGAAACCCGCAGATGAAATGTTTATTTTTACGTCTCTCATCTGATTATTTCACTTAATGTTCCTTTGTTAGTATACCTTGCAAAGTTAATCTTTATTTTTGACTCTTTTTTCTGCGGGGTATATAAATGTTTTTGACACGCCATTATGGCAAGACCTGAGCTTATAGACGCATCAAATTTTGTTCTATTAGATATATCGAATCGCGCCCAATCTTCAAGGGTTCGTTCAAAAGGCATAGTACCCATAACGTCGCTATCCCTAAAAGTGCCTTCCGTATCCATACCTATATGCTTTTCAATATAAGACTCTATTGCTGCTGCGTGAGCCTGTTTGACATCTTCGCTTGTGTTAGGTATACCCCCAAGTTCTCTCTCCGCTTTTGAAAGCTTGGTATACTGTTTGTCGGGTCTATTCATACAGAACCCTCTATACCCTCTGTTTTTAAAATGATATAAAAGCCTCGGCTTATTGTTCTCTATAAGTATGGGCATTCCATAAAACACACAAGCCATTAATACTTCTTCAAAAAATATCTCTGCAGTTTGAGGTCGAGCCACGTACTCCAAAAAAAACTCATTACTTGGTGCTTCATCCATACTAAACTTAGTAAGACCGTGAAGAGCTCCGTTAGAACCTCCTCCTCCAACCGTTCCGGATATATCATAAGAGTCACATCCGAACGCCCCTATGTGTTCATTGCCCGGATACTTTATACCGCCGCGAGTTTCAACCTTGTTATTCATCCCCTTCTTTGGTGTCCAAGAGACATTAAATCTACCTCGCTTGTCCGGACTCCATACAACCTCAGTATCTTTAACTCCGTTCTTCCAATGAAAAGAACCTCGAGTAATATAGTGCTCTTTTATCATCGCATCATTATAATCAATCTGTTGGTATATCTTGGTAAGGTTAAACAAAGACTGATTACTTTCATCTCTAAATGCGTGAGACTCTGTTCGAGGAAACTGTCTGTAAAACTCATTCAAAGCATCAGGGTCATTTTTTAGAGAGTCCACTTCCGCCTCCCAATAATCAATAGCCCCGTTTTTAATCATCTCACCATCAACACCTAACACGGGGATAGGAGGTTTTCTAAATACGGGCATTCCATACACATCAATAAACCCCTCCATATTCCATTCCATTGGAACAAACAGACTGTACAATCCGCTTTTGGTTTGACCGTTAGCATTTCGAGTATTGAGATTAGAGTCTTCATATAAAGATTTGAACGCTCCCCCTCCTTTGCTTTTTGAGTTAACGGTTGAGCCCATCATACACTTGCCAATAATTTTACTACCTAACCTTAAACAGGTTTTAGTAACACGCCAATTATTTTGTATATTATTTGGTTTTAACCACTTGCCACTTTCATCGTGCGCTAACATTAGGAGTTTCTCACCGTCATAGGAGTTGTCATCTGTGTTCTTCCAATCTATTGTGGTGTCGAGACCATCCATATCATTATTAGCAACCTCGTGCATATTCTTTTTTGTAATCTTAGACGCGGGTATTCTAAATGCTAATTCAGTCTTTGGCTTGTCCATACCGTCCTGTATGGGTTTGAAAAAGAACGGAAGCCTTTGTGATATAGGAACAACCTTATCTGTAAACATCTTCTTAGCATCACTACCCGTCTTTGATAATATTCCTATTCGAGAGTCGCGAGCCAAAGTAGCAATGTTAACGCATTCTGATGAACTCATAAAAGAAAATCCTGAACGCCTAATCTTCAGGTATGTCATACCAAAGCTTCTTTTGTCTGCTTTACAAGCCTCCCAATAGAGAAACAAAATTCTGTTTGCTTCTCTAAAATCAGGGTATCCAACATCTATACTCGTCCATTGAAGATACATATAGTGAGCTCCTGTAATATAAGTGGGCACACCATTATTCATAAACCAATAGCCATATTCCCTCCTGTCGAATTCTGACTCAATATAATCCACCCACTTGTCCTTGAAGGTTGATGTCATCTCATTCCATTGGAGTATAGATTTAATTCTTGAAAGCTGTTTAGGTATATCTTCCCTCTCCCAATACTGTTCTGTTTTTTTTAAGTGTCTTTGACGACACTCTTTAGGAGCTTTGGGTAGCCCTACTTGCAAACCTTGAATATCTACAACATCTCCTATCTGTCCTGTTTTAGATATTACTACAAGGTCATACTTCTCGTCATATCCATACTCCCAACTTTTATTTTTATTTTTATTGGTAAGTACGGATTTAGGTATGTAATCTTTTAATACCTTGTATAAACTATTTTGACCTTCGTTCGGCAAACCCTTGCTTTGTTTTATTTTCCGCCGGCTCTTCGTTGAGCTTTTCTTCTTCAGTCTCGATTCTATTTAAAATTTCAAAAGCATCGAAGATGGCTAATTTTTTTGTAGCGGCAGCATTCTTTAATCTGTCTGCTGCTAATTCGTCTTCAGGGTCGGGTTTGATAATCTCTTCTTTAGCAACTTTGATTAATTGCTCTACAGCTCTCCTACCTGCAGTAATTATATTTTGTTTTAATTCTTGATGTGTCATAATGTCATTGTGATTTGATGGTCGTACATTCTATACAGCTTCTCCCCGTCTACAATAAATTCATATTCACTCTCCGGTTTAAAGCTCACCTTGTCACCCGTCCTAACACCTTTGTCTGTTAAGTATTTGTTTGGGTACTTCATCACACCTACCAATGGTTCTTCACTAAATGGTTTAAATATATAAGACTCCTCTACAGGACTCGGTTTAACAAAGCAATATCTGTCGTGAGTATTCCATCCGTTTTTATTTTTATACATATAGAATTGGTCATCATCTATTAGAAACAAGTCTTCTTTTAAAAAACTTTTTCCGCTTTGACGATTGCCTTTCATATCGTTGTAAAATTTAAAAACATTGTGGTGAACTAAAAGTGTGTCCCCAACCTTCGCGCCTCCTTTATAAGATAAAGGTAATGCGATAACTGTAGCGTACCTATTGGAAAACCTGTGGTCTTCTTCTGATGTGCTTACTATTAAATCAACCCCTCCGAGTTTCTTTGTGTTATTGTATCTTTTACCTGTATGTGGTGTTACTATAAATTGACTTGGTGACCTCAAAAGTTTATATTATATTCTATTGTTATAGGAAGGTTAGAGTTAAACTCCTTCCAAAGAACAACCACATCTCCATCCACTTCTTCTATATAAAGTTTGTAAGAAGAGTTTTTTGGGTTATACTTTATCAGGTGTATCACATAGGAGTCTCCCAATACACTTTGACCTACAAGGTAGTGCATTGCAGTTTTGAAATCTGTTCCTATTGATATTTTTCTAACATCCATTTAATTAAATTTACGGAGTCAAATCTCCATACGCATACCACTTATCAGAATCTACCTTTACTATTTCAGCAACAGAATTTGTTGATGCAAATTTAAGTCCAACCGCACTATTTACGGTAACGCCTAAACTTGGCGTGAGAGTAATTTGCCCTGTCCCTTCCTGAATTATAGTTGCTTTAGTTCCTACAGGAAAGTTAAGGGTTGCATCATTTGGTATAGTAACAGTGGTTGCTGCAGCATTAGTCATAATTAAAACGCCGCCCTGATTCACAAGACCCAAAGTAAATGAAGTTGCATTTGAAAACCTCACTACAGAAGGAAGCTTTGTGACATCTTGCCAAGTTACTTGTCCGCTTGCATCTGATATAAGAGCATCTCCATCTCCTCCTAATGTATCTGTAAAATCTTTTACAGTACCTGTTAAGCTAATTGAACTATTACAGGTTAATGCTCCATTTAATGTCATCGCACTTGTAGCATCCATTACAAAGTCCCCTGTGCTAAGTCCGTAACCTCCAATATGAGTAATGTCTCCTGTGATTCTGTAATTTCCTCCCTGAGTAATGTTTCCTGTAAGACCAACGTCACCTACTTGCGTGATGTCTCCTGTGAGTCCGTAATCACCCGTCTGAGTAATATCTCCTGTAAGATTAATGTCATTCGTAGCTGTATTCCCAACAGTAAGAACTTGCTCCAAGTTTTGGCTTCCACCTCCTCCGGCACCCCAAACAGGGTTACCACTTGCATCAGAAGTAAGGGTCTGACCCAAAGCTCCTGTCGCTCCTGTGGAGTCTATTAAAAGACCGCCTACATATAAAGCAGCGGTTGCGTCCAACGTAAGGTCTCCTCCATCAAGGGAAATATTTCCTGTAAGGTTGATATCTTCTGTGGCTGTGTTTCCGGCATCAAGTACATTTTGAAGTGTTATGTTGTCTTGAAATAAAGCCAACAGGTCAGAAATTAAAAAGTTCTTGGTTACGTTTGAAGGACTACCTGTAACATTTGTTCCAATAACTTTGTCAGTTAAGCTAACCGGTGTTGCATTATCGTATGTACTTATTCTTGCCATCTTTTATTTTTTTTCTTTGGTAATTATTCCTGTCTCTATATTGACCACAGAGTCCTTACCATATTTTTCTATAAGTTTCTGTTCGTTACTTTGTAAAACAGCTTTAAGACGGTCTATCCTTTTTAATGTTTCGTGCTTATGGAGTTCTATATCTCCTAACGCAGCTTTCAACTTTCCAAAGGCTTCCTGAATATCCTGAAGCTCTTTTAATTCTTTTTCATCAAGTTTCATTGTACTATATTTTATTTCTTACAAAGATAGGAATTATTTCTTTCTTGTCTTCTCGACTGTTCTACCGCCAAAATATGCAGCAATAACAGTAAGTAAAAGCACCTGAAGTAAGTCTACCCAATTCGCTTCAACCTTAAACTCAATATATCCTGCATCAATAAATATCAACAGCATAGTGTTGAAAATCAAGAACATCAAGACCAATGGTCGTACATTCTTAGATAGCCAAGAGTCAGAGTTCATATCTGCTCTCCATCTCTCTGTGACGTTCTTCTGCATATCAGCCTCAGCGTCTATTAGAATCTTTGTCATCTCCTTCTCAAACTCTGCCTTCTCATCTTTAGTTCTTACGAATCGGTCTACCAATCCTCCAACCTTTCCGGCTACATCTGTTCCTTTACCGAACAGTCTCATTAAAATCTCTTTCATTTGCTTTCTATTTTATTTATCATTTCAGTGTGAATCTTTGCCACTCTGTCTCTTCCTTCCTCGCTTAGAAGAATATTCTTGCATTCCTTCTCGTTGGTCATAAAAAAGTTCTCAGACAGTACAGCAGGCATAGCAGTGTGAATTAGAACATAGAAGCTTGACTCCTTGTCTACGTCGCCATCTGTTGTGTCCTTACGCATCTTATATCTTGGAAACTCTTTTTCTGCCTCAGCATATAACGCTGTTGCTATAGAGTCTGACTGAGTCTCTCCCGGAGATGTAAACACCTCCCAACCGTTTGCGGACTCGTCGCTAAATCCATTTGCGTGTATGCTTATGTATATACAAGGCTTCTCTGACTCACGATAAACCTCGTTAGCCATTTTTACTCTTGTGGATAGAGGTACATCCTCATTGGTGTCTACCAAGTTTATGTAATCTATTTTGTTTTTCTCGCAATACTTAGCAATTCGTTTTACTACAGCGCGATTAAACTCGCCTTCAAAAAGCTGAGT